TGTGATATATGTTAAATTACTCTCATTTCCCAATAGTTCTTTATTAGTGGGTTTATCATCATCTGACTTATTGACTTTATAAAACTGCACTTTAGGGTTGTCTTTCAATACTCGTAACCACTCTGCTTCCCATACGCCTGTAGGTGATGGTTCAAAATGTGCTGATGAGTAATTTTTAGTACCCTTGTAGATGTTGTTATATAATTTTGTATCTGATACCAAGTCCATACCTATCATATAGACTTCAGTAGGTGTACCATACTTACATGCAACATGGCCTGCTGTAGCACCAGCATGATATCCTGGGTCTTCCCATTCTTGTGTCTTATCGCCGTCTGTAATCCAAGACACATAGATGTGGGTGTTGTCAATACTTTTCTTATACTTCGTGCCGTCTTCTTTTCTTATCGTTGCCTCACCTTTGATTGTATGAGCATTCATAACATAGTAATTTGTTGGGCCATCATTTGTTATAAAACTATCTGCCTCATCTTTATCCTGTGTATGTAACATACCTGTCACCATTGTATCATACATAAAGTTAGGACATTTAGTCCATTCTCTAAAATAACAAGGTATCTTATGAGCAATACCCTTGTGATATATTTCGTGTGTCATTGTGCTATCAACAGCAATCAATACGTCTGGTAAAGGATTATCTCTATAGTAGGCGTTACAAGCATATATCTTACCATGCTCTTTTAATTTTGTCAAGTCAAAATCTTTACGACTTTCACCATTACCTACAATAAAAACTCTCTTTGTCATAACTATACCTTGTCTAGGCCATCGCTCTTCGGCCGTAGGAAATCTATCCATAATAATAATTCGCTAAACCTACAACTAACAATGTAACTAAAATAGAATTGAGTACTAACAATGCTCTATCATGCCACAAGTAACCTACATATGTCCAACCTATAGTTCCAAACAGACCGAACCACATATCTACTTGAGGCATTGATCCAACACTTCTGGCTACAGTTGCAAATAATATAAGAAATACTGATACCCATTTTATATACCAAGACATGTCACCTGTAGGTGTAATCTTCTTAATAACTCTGCTACTGTTTAGTCTAGCAATTTTATCATCTAGTTTTTCTCTTATTGGTTCAATTGTCATTTAACTACTTCTCATATTATGTAATACCAAGTCTGTTGATTCTTCGTTTAGGTTAATGTTTGCTACTATATACATTGATTGTAGATCACCACCACCTGGTATAAAATTATTTGTATTATCAGGACCACCTGATGGTGGCCCACCACGAGCACTTGTAATTACTATATGTTCTTTTAAAGTATTTAAAAAATATAATCTTCCGTGTTCAAAATTTAAAATCTTATTATCTAAAATAAAATAATTAAATGGTGGATTACAATTATAGATTGGTAAAAACAACCTAAACGATTTGATTTCTCTTTCATAACCATCTCTATGGGATGGGAATTGCCCACCAGCTGACTTCTTAATAAGATGAGTTCTTCCTAAATGATTTTTAAATTTTGATAATACTGATTCAACATAAGGCCACATGGGTGTTAGAGTTTTAATATCTGGCTCATCAAGGTTTAAATTATGTTGATCATTATATTCCTTTAATGAATCTAAATCTGGTATGCCAGAAAACCCACCATCTAAACTAGTAATACTTAAACCATATCTAGGAATGTTTTTTCTAGGATTATATTGTACCCATTTATTATTATATTTTTTTAAACCTTCTTCAAATTTTTTATAATCTAATTTAAAAGTCAAAGGTATAACGTCACCATATAATGCTATTCTTGTTAATAAGTAACTCATTCTTTTCTCTTTCTAAAGTATCTTCGCCATAATGCTGATCTAGTCATTGACACTACGGTAAATATCAATGCGATACCCATACTATCAAATATACTAGGATGTAAATCAAACAATGGAAATATAAACATCTGTATTAGTATGGCTAGTATAAAACCACTACCTACATCTATTACACTTTCAAATACATCATTCATCTTTTCTTATTCTTTGTTATATGTTTATAATCTAAATATTGTGAACACCACTCATAAAAACTATCATTATTAGAAGGCCAACATTGAGCAAATGTTTTATCTTTACGTTGTAGTCTGTATTCTTCTCTTACTTCTTGTTCAGTTAATTTTCTTTCTTCACTCATTAAAACCCCTCAGCGAACATTACTTTTGCACCTGGAAATCTACTCTCAACTATTTGTTTTGCTTCTGTGGCTGTTCTTCCCTCTTCAGCAACTTTCATAGGTGCTTTATTTTCAAGTGTAACCCAAAAAAAGTATTTCTTCATACAAATACCTCTTTCATAATAAACTTACATTTAGTAAGATTAAACTTGATAAAAGGTGATAGTTTTTTTATCTTAAAAGATTTTTCAGGCCAGATAACTGTTTCAGCAATTTCTTTATCCCAACGTTTAACAAAACCCAACGCTTGGTCAAGTATGATAACACTTTGAATTGAAATTTGTTCCGACAACAATAATCGTAACAACTGTGGATGCTGACCACTAGAAACAAGAAACAGATCATCAAAACGAATCCCGTTAGCATTAATCCTATTATTAAGTAATACGCAATCGCTTCTAAAATTGTACGTAAATGATTGATTATACTTTCGCCATTTATTGTATGTAGTTTCGCCATCTGCTCTAACTAAATTTCCTATCCATGTTTTACTATTATGGAAGAAGTTACTTACAAAATATTGTAACATCTCTTCCCTCGTATATTTAGTAGTGAGTTTATGAAAGAAAAACCTATCATTACGTTTTAAAAATGTGTTAAATGATGAATTAACTTTGGCATTGTGCCTGTAAAAATCATAACTATCGGAAGTGAAGTGTAGTTTAATAGCCAGATATAATGTATAAGCGTCATAACTGTTCATATAGGTAAAACTGCTGTACTTGATCGCTCAACCAAGTTCAATTTTTCTGCCTCTGCTTTTATTTTTTCTTTCAATGGTTTGTTGATTAAGGGACCTACAGACGCTGTGTCTATATCATTGTCTTCACAATAATGCAATACAGCCTCCAAGTAAGATATTCTTTTGTCTTTTACAATGCCCTCTATAATAAGAGCAAACTTTTTACTATTCATTAACATACATCTATTATATCACAATATACTTATTTGTCAAGCTCATAATGATTTAACTAATTCCTTGACTTCTTCCCAAGTATTGTAGCAATCAAACTGAAATTGAAGCCTGGGTTTGTTTGTCGGACTAACCGAGTGTGGTTGAATACCTGTGTTTAATATAACAATAGACGAAGGATATTGATACGTAAACGCAATATCTGTAAACCAATTGTCAATACGTTTATTAGTATTTTTCGGTGTTGTATGAAAATTTATTGCTTGTGGCCAAGAAAGTGGAAACGTTATAGAAGTATTCCTATAGGTATCAATATGTCGTAATAGTCCTGCATTAGTATAATCACCACAAACTAAATTGTAACCAGCAAATCCTGTGCCTTTATCAGCGTCTATATAATTAAAATTCATCTTAAAGTCTTTAAATACATTAAGATAATGTTTTACTATTGGTTCTTCTAATAGTTTCTTATCGTAACACACCTCTTGTGGTGATACGTTTCCATGTGAGCTTGTATAGATTTGAAATTCATATTTGTCGTATAATTTTAAGAAATCATCAGGATTAAATTTTACTTGTGGAAGTTCTATTACGAAATCACTTATGTTTATTTTATTATCCATATCAATATGTGATAGTTTTTTTGTTACTAGGAAAACTATCAAACCCTTATAGCAGATTAAGCTGCCATTGCTAAATTGTTAGCATTTATAAGATGACTTTACGTTGTCAGCGACTAAACTCCAGTAAGTTTTAACTGTATGTCGAACCTATTTCCACCCCTTAAATTTCATTGTTTAAATGGTGGAGTGGTTGGGTATTGCACCCAAGTCCATATCAGGTATTATCTTACCTTCAACATTTAATTCTTTACTAAACGCCCTTTTTAGTTTTTCCTTGTACGTCAGTTTTATTATATGTATGAAACAAAATGCACGTTTCACCTGCACTAGGAATATCTACAGTTACTATTACTTCATCATTTTTTTCATAATACGTTATCATATAAACTGGTTCACCATCAGGTCTACTTCCTGATCTACCTAAACTTATGTGTTTAACGTCAAAGCCTTTATCATCAATATATTCTTGTGTTGCTTCTGAAGTGCCACATACTGCTGGTATTTGTTGCCAATATAAATCGTAATGTTTTTCATCAACACCGTGTTCAGCGTATGCTATACTTGAAATTAGTAAACTTAAAACTATTAGTATTTTTTTCATATTTCCCTTTAGCTGTTATGGTCGCAAGTAGGATATATTAAATCACCTTTTTGATTAATTCGACTATTGACTTTCTTATTAACTATTTATATTATTTCTATCAAAAAAGTCTTTAGTGTGTTTATAAAATAACTCTTGGTGTTCTTTGATTTTATCTTCACCGTGTATCCACTCTTGCACAAAGCCATCTTCACAAGCAGCCAGAATAACCGTTTGTTCTATCTTTTTATCAGGATAGATTTCTTCAAACATTTTAGCATATGCTGAACATTGTAAGAAGTTACCATAGTTGTAATCTTCATTTCTTTGTTTTGTACTGGTCTTAAAATCAATTACAGATAGTTTGCCTTTATATTCAGCAATACAATCTACTTGACCTGCAACACTAATCTCTTTTGAATATAGATATTCTTCTACACAATGGATGTTATCAAGTCTAGCAAGATAAGGTTTAATAATTCTAAACAGACCTAATGGTGTCACAGCTGTGATACCCATAGACTTCTCATCTTGGTTTCTAATATGATTTTCTATTAGTGTGTGGGTTGCCTTACCTCTATTTACAGCAGAGGCAGATATGTAGTTGGCCATCTTCTCACCAACTGCATTACGCCAACCTTCAATCTTTACTTTTCTTTCGGGAATCGCACCTAAAATAGAAGTAACAGAAGGCATATTAATACCATCAATAGTATAATATCTTATACCATCTTGGTTCTTACCTTTTACACCTAAAGATTTAGGTAGTTTTTCTTCATTCAGTTTTACATAATTAAACGCCATAATATACCTTCCGTTAAATATTATATAATCATTATATCACTTTTTACAAGATTAGTCAAGCACCTATATGCCTTTTTGCATATATTGTTCTATAATCTTGTCTTGCTCTATTTTTTTGTCATCATTAAGACGTTCAACAGCTCAACTAGGGTCATACGGTTCGTATACCGTTCTACCTTCATCATTTCTGTATGCTCTTAATACTTGCTTTCTATTTTCTTCAGCATTCTTGTATGAGCAATGTACCCAACCACTATTAGGTTCGTCTGGATTATGAAACTCTAATATCAGCTGGTCAAAATCTAACGAGTCAATGATGTATTTTGCTAGTTCAGCATTCGGCACGCCAAAGATTTCAAAATCAGCGGCTTGGCCTTTTGCGTGCTGTGATTTCGCACTTGAACCTATTTTTAAACATAGTTCAGGACTTCTATATCCTGAAGATACAGATACCACTTTGCCATAATG